AGTTGAAAGATGCACTGAAGCATGGAATGATGCGTGGGAAAAGTTTGAAGCTAGAGAGGAGTTGTTTTAATGACAGTTGAACAAAAGATTGAAGCAGCTATGAAGCGTATCGCTGAACTAAAACTATTAATTAAATATTGGAGTAAAAAATGAGACATTACAACAAAAAAATCTCAGAAAAAAGTAAAAATGAATTGCATAAATTAATGCGACATTTTCAAATAGAAGCAGCAGTATCAAACGATAAAGAAGCTTATCAAATTCTTAAAATTTATAATGATGAATTAAACAGAGTTCTTCCAAAAATAAGAGAACAACTTTATAAAGAAAGGAGTAAAAGTAATGCGTTATAACCTTAATGTTTCTGGCAGACAATACAGACTAATTAGAGCTTCTATTGTAAATTTTCAAAGGTCACTGACTATTTCGGAACAGGGTGATTTTGATGAATTAATTGATGAATTAGACGATTGCTATTTAAAAATTACCTTGCAACAGAAAGAACAATTAAAGATAAAAGTAAATAGTAAATGGGGTAAAAAAAAATGAATCAATTTGAACAAGAGATTAAACGAAGAATTAAACACTATTACGATCAGTTAGCAGCATTGGAAAATGCTTACAACAATCATGAAATGAAGGCAAAGGAATATATTGTTAAGTATGAAAAGATTAAAGATAAAATTGAGTTATTAAAAGGATGACTAACCCAAACAAACGTAAAGGTGATAAAGCTGAAAGAGAAGCGGCAGAACTTTTAACAGAAGTCACTGGCTTTAAATGTCAACGAAATCTCAGTGCAGGTATTCCAGGAGATGTCGGAGATATCTACGGCATACCTAATTGTGTCGTACAGGTGGCAGATTACAAGGACAAGAATAGAGCTTGTCTTGTTAAACCTAGAGAAGTGGAAACGCAACGTGAAAACGCTGGTGTGGACTTCGTTGCGACTATGGTTAGGTTTCGTGGAGGTAATTGGAGAGTTGTACTGACACCAGAACAATTCAACACATTGTTACAATCAGCATTGCAGTAAACATAATATTATTGTAGTATTAAATTTATAGTAAACAATTATTAATGGCAACAGAAAAACCTAAGTCTCTTGCAGATGCTCTCAGGTTATTTCAACTTAAAGTCAAAGCTGCTCCCCGTAGTGGTTTTACTAAGTTTCCAAACCCTAGAGAATATTCTAAGTTAGAAGACGTTTTGCAAATTGTGCAATATGCACATGAACTAGGTATCTCTCATACTCAAACTGGTAAGTATTTTATTACTGAACAAGGAGAGATTATTGACATACTTGTAACCACTTTACATTTTGGTGATGAAAAGCTTGAAAGTATTGATAGATTACCACCACTTCCTGTTGGTAAAAATACAAGTCAAGAAGATGGCATCAGAAGAACTTACCTTAAAAAATATGCACTATCAGCTATTTATGGGATTGGTTCTGATGATGACGATGATGCCAACTCTTTAACACCACCTCCACCACCCAAAAAAGGTGTAGCCAAGACTCCTACAAAACCTAATCAAAAGCTAGAACCTACTGCTGTATTAAAGAAACTTCCTGAACCAATATCTAAAGAAGCTAGAGAAGCTATTCTTGAACAGCTTTCAACATTACAGCAATTACATCCTGACAAGATGAAAGCAGT